CTCAAGGTTGACAATGCTATTGCTTTGATGATGGCTTATGATAGGGCTTCGGCTAGAATGGAAGAGGAGATTGTTCCGCAGTTTTTCTTTTAGGCAGGTATAGATGGCAAACTTCTTTGACAGGTTCAAGCGCGAAGATCGCGCCATTTCATTCCAGACTGTTTGGGGCATGGGTGGCGATGTTGTCTTGGGTAACAACTCAAACACCATGGTCAATGCCAAAACAGCATTTAGCCTCATCCCTGTCTTTAGCGCGGTCAGCCTAATCTCGGACACCATTTCGACTTTGCCTGTGGATGCTTACCAGCGCATTGATGGCAACCGCAAGCCTTACCGCCCTCGCCCTTCTTGGGTTGACCAGCCTGATGTTGACCAGACTCGCTCGGCTCACTACCAGCAGGTTTTGGTTTCCCTGCTTATCTGGGGCAATGCTTATGTCCGCATCTTCCGCAACAACCGCGGTGATGTTGTCAACCTTGTAGCTCTTGACCCTCAGAAGATGGAAGTGACTCGCTCTGCTATTGGGCGCAAACTGTTCCACTATGAGGGCGAGGAGAAGGCGCTAACCAGCGATGAGGTCATGCACCTAACTGACTTGCTTGAGCCTGGCGCGATTGTTGGCATGAGCCGAGTTGACCGCTTGCGCGAAGCGCTCGGTTTGGGCATTGCTTTGCAAGACTTCGCCGCGACCTTCTTTGGTCAGGGTGTTTCTGGTTCGATGGTTGTTGAAGTGCCTGGCAATATCACCCCCGATCAGGCTCGCCAGTTGTCCGATTCGATGTCTAACCGTCATGGTGGTTGGCGCAAGTCTGGCCGCGCTGCGGTTCTTTCTGGCGGTGCAACTGTCAAGGATATGTCGGTTCAGAATGACCAGAGCCAGTTCATTGAGTCGCGCCGATTCTTTGTTGAAGAGGTTGCTCGCCTGTTCAATATTCCTTTGCACTTCTTGGATGTGCCAGGTTCTCAGAGTTACTCATCGGTTGAGCAGTCGGCTATTCAGTTTGTTCAGCACACCTTGCGCCCTTATATCGAGAAGCTGGAATGGTCTTACTCTCGCCTGCTACCTGAGCAAGCCTTCCTCAAGTTCAATGTCGATGGCCTACTTCGCGGTGACTTCAACAGCCGAATCACCGGCTATGCGACCGGTCTACAGTCTGGCTTCATGAGCATCAATGATGTCCGCCGAATCGAGGACATGACCCCTGTCGATGGTGGCGATGTCTACCGAGTGCCACTAGCCAATGTCAACCTCTCGGCTTCTAACTTGCCGGAACAGCAAGGAAAGATTGATATGGTCAAGGCGCTGATTCAGGTTGGCTTCAACCCAGAGGATGCACTCAAGGCTTTCGGTATCGCACCTATCGCCCACAGCGGTGTTCCTTCAACCCAGTTGCAGGCGGTCAACACCATTGACCCTGAGAACCCTGCATCGGTTTATGGGGTCTAATGAGTTTGACACAAGCGGTTTATTCGGTAGGCACAGCAACTCAAACAGTTGTTGCGCCGACTAATGACATTGCTGAGTATGTCCTAAAGAACTTAGAACCACAGGGCGCAGATAACCTAGCAAGAGATGGCCATGTTTACCTTATCGGTCAGCAATTCACTATTGCCGCTGGTGGCACTGTTGCCTTCTCAATGACTACTGGGGTAACTGGCGCACAGTTCGAGTTTTATCAGATTATCTCTAGTGATGCGCCTGTTTATTCTTCGCTGGTAGAAGGCGCAACCATTGTCACTAATGGTTCTGCCATCCCTGCCTATAACCTAAACCGCAATCACAGCGACAGCCACAGTGCAGTGCTACTGCCAGCAACCTCGGTGACTGGTGGCACTGTTGTCAGTTCAGAGTTTGTGACCGCTTCAATTCATGGCGGTGGCGCACTGGGTTCAGACAAGGTTCACACTCTCAAACCTTCAACTCAGTATGCGATGCGCTTTGTCAATCAGGGCAATCAGACAACCACTGTTTTCTTTCAGCTCGGTTTCGCTGAACAATACAATGGCTATTCTGAGATTTGGTTAGGCACTGTGGATAACTCTTTTGTTCTGCGCCCTGGGCAAGAACTCAAGATGACACTCAATCCGAACTCTCCAATCAATGCCACCGCGAAAGCCGATGGTTGCCGTCTATCAGTTATGAGGCAGGAATAAAATGCCATATTTCATTAGCAAAGTAAATCCAGACTGTTCAGGTTGGGCTGTTGAGGATGAGGCTGGCGCTGTGCTAGGTTGCCATGACACCAAGCAGTCAGCGATTGATCAGGCTGTGGCTGTGAGCATCAACACCGATGAGGAGTTTGTTGGCGAGCGCGCTGCGGTAGATTCCCTCCAGCCTGGTGACTATGTTTCTTGGAATGTCTTTGACCCTGAGATTCTTGCCGAGGTTGAGATGACTAAGGGGCAGATGGCTGTTCTAAAACTGTATGAGGAAGAGGATGGCATTTTTACTGCTACCGATAAGTTCCTTATTCTCAATGTGCTAAAGCTGGAAAAGATTGCTCGCCCTGAGATGATTGCCGAGAAGTTCGAGGAAATCGAAACCGACCAGCCAATGCTTGAGCAGGTTCGCGCTATCAATGAGGGCGCACCAGCTTATATGCGAGCAGCAGCTCGGCGCGGACTTGAATACTATGCTGAGGGTCTTGCTGGTGATGGTGTTGTTGAGCGCACTATCAGCGAAGCCCGAGCAATGGCTGAGGGCGAGATTAGCGATGACAAGTGGGTTCGCATTGCCGCTTGGATTGCTCGCCACCTTGTAGACCTAGACAGCCCAGATGCCGACCCTTCTTCCGAGAACTACCCTTCGCCTGGTGTTGTTGCCCATTTGCTTTGGGGTTCAGGGCCATCGAAGCGAGCAGCAGAGCGCACCCTAGCATTTGCTGAATCGGTTGTTGCTAGAATTAGGGAAGAAGAGAGAGGCACTATGACTGATCTAGTAATGGATGAGGCTCGCGCTAAATGGCTTAAGGTTGCCTATTCAATCAAGGCAAAACTTGAAGGCACTGTTGAGGGTCGCGCTATTGGTGGTCGCGAGGTTCGCACTAACCATGTCGAGTTGCGAGCTGAGGGCGATGGTCGCACCTTCTCAGGTTATGCGGCAGTCTTTGGCCAGCCAAGCCTCCCACTACCTTTCACTGAGATTGTCAAGCCTGGCGCTTTCAAGCGCTCACTACAGTCGCGCTCTCGCATGATGCTTCTGTGGAATCATGACACCTCAAACCCATTGGCTTCGACTCGCAATGGTTCGCTTCAGATGGTTGAGGACTCGGTTGGTCTAAAGGTTACAGCAACCCTGCCAGACACCACCCTTGGTCGCGACATCGCAGAGCTTGTTCGCACCGGTGTCATTGATGCCATGTCTTTCGGCTTCGCTGTCAAGAAGGACTCATGGTCACAGGATGGTGGCACTCGCTACCTAGAAGATGTTGACCTTTTCGAGGCAAGCATTGTTTCCACCCCAGCATATGAGCAAACCTCTGGCACTATCGCAGTCCGAGCAGTAGACACCATCTCAGCCGACCTGCTTGCTGAAGCCTTGCTAAAGATTGAGTCAGGCGAAGAACTAGACCCAGAGCAGGGCGCACTAATCGGTGCGGTTATTGGTAAACTAACTAAGACAGAAGAGCCAGAAGTTAAAGAAACCGAAGGTGACATCACTGCTCTCTATAAGGCAAAGCTCGCGCTTGCCGAGATTGGAAACTAATGGCTACCCCAGCAGATATCAAAACCGCAATCGAAGTCATCAAGGAAGTTGCTGGCGATCCAGAAGTGGGCGCTGTCAAGGAACTGATTGACCTACTAAACTCCAGCAGTGCGCCCAAAGAAGTGCGCATTACTGCTGTGAAGGAAACTCGCTAACCCCTATCTGCGAGTTCGCCCCCCGAGAGTTTTTCCCTTTCGCTCGGGGGGTTTTCCTTTACCCTAAGCGACTATGTAGCAACCTTGTAGAATATAAGTAGGTTCTGAGTTCCTCGGCCTGTGTCTGTTCAGAGTTCCTCGGCAGAATCCCCTAAATCAATTTAACAAAGGAAACAACTATGTCAGAGTTCATCAAGAACCAGGCAGAAGTTCGCTCAAACCTTGTTGCCCAGATGCGCGAAGTTATTGACTTTGCCGATGGCGAGAAGCGCGGACTATCAGCCGAAGAGATCCAGAAGATTGCTCGCATCGAAGCCGACATTGAGGCTCGCGATGCATCTATCGCAACCGCACAGCGCATTGAAGAGCGCGCATCTCAGGCAACTGAGGCTGCTGCTTCATTCGCACCTGCAACCGCAGCAACCTCAACCGATGCAGACTTGCTTCGCGCAATCGCTCGCGGTGAAGTTCGCGGACATGAGTTCGAGGCTCGCGCAGCGCTAGTTCCATCAGCTAACACTGTTGGTCAGTCTTTCTACAACCGAGTGTTCGAAATCGCTCAGTTGGTTGGCCCAATGCTAACCACCTCCGAGGTATTCAACACCACCTCAGGTGAGAACCTAGTTATCCCAACCGTAACCGCAACCTCATCTGCTGGTTCAGTTGCTGCTGGTTCAGCAATCTCAGAGAGCAACCCGACCTTCTCATCAATCACCCTTGGTGCAGAGAAGTATGGTGCGCTTGTATCAGTCGCTTCAGAGCTTGTTGCTGATGCTGGCTTCGACATCACCGGCTACATCGCTCAGGAACTTGGTAAGGCTATCGGTCTACAGACCAACTCAGTCCTAACCACCAAGTTGGCTGCTGCTGCTGGTTCTGCTGTAACCGGTGGAACTGGTGTTGCTGGTGCATTCACCTATGAGAACCTGATTGATCTTGTTTACTCGATTGATGGATCAGCTCGCCTGCTTCCTTCAACCGGCTTCATGATGGCTAAGTCAGGTCTTGCTGCTGCTCGCAAGCTCAAGGATGGAAATGGCTCATACATCTGGACTGACTCTGCTGTTCCTGGTCAGGCTGCAACTCTTCTTGGTTACTCGGTTTACGAGAACCCAGGTGTTGCTGCTGTTGCGACTGGCGCAAAGTCTGTTCTATTCGGTGCGCTTGACTCATTCAAGGTTCGTGTTGCTGGCGGTGTCCGCGTAGACCAGTCTGCTGACTATGCCTTCGCTAATGATGTTGTGACCTACCGCGGTCTAACTCGCCTAGATGGTGGACTGACTCACTCAGCTCACATCCAGTATTTCAAGGGTGGCGCAAGCTAAACCTCGAAGTAAAACTGGAAGCCCCTCGGTGTGCGTAGGCATCGGGGGGTTTCCTCTTACCCTGATACTTTGCTAGAGTGGAAGGGATGAAAGGGAATAAATGAGCAAAGCAAAAATCAATGGTGTTATCTCTGTCTGGTCTAACTCGCCTGATCAGCCGACAGGTTATGGGCAACAGGCTGGTTATCTTGTTGACCGCTTGAAGCGCGATGGCGCTAAGGTGGCGGCTCTTTCCAACTATGGGTTGGAGGGTAACCTAAGCACCTATCAAACTAAGTTCGGGAGCATCCCTCATTACCCTCGCGGTTCGGAAGCCTACTCAAATGATGTCGGCCCTATGCATCATGCTCAT